TCCTCTTCCAGCTTGCGCCTTTCGGCTTCGATGTCTGGCAGGTCCGGCTTTTTCTCGCCAGGATCCGCGGCGGGCGGTTTCTCGGTCGCCGGTGGGTCGGCGGGAACTCCATCGACCACCAGGTCGTTAACGGCTTCCTCGCCGGCTGCCGGCGGTGTCTCGATCTCCCAGTCCTGCGGGGTATCCATTTCAGCTTCGGCCATGACGCTTCTCCTCTATTCGGGTTCGATCTCCATGAACTTCCTGGCCAGCGCGGCCGTCATCGTCATTTCGTTTATCGAAAGGCGGTTGACCATCCCCGCCCTGAAATTTTCCTCTGCATACATTTCATACGGCAGCCGGTGAAGTTTGCGCGCCATGGCGAGGGCGACCGAAACTTCAACCAGGTGCAGCTCCCGGGACATCAGAAGGCCGTGCAAAACCTCCGCCGCCGCCTGGGCCTGCCGGCGGTGATACTCTCGAAACTGGTCCGTTAGCAGAAACTCCTTTAGGTCCACCTGGTCCGCCTCCCCCCGGTCGCCCGAGCGCGCCCTGTGTCATTTGCTGCGCCTTCTGCATCGCCTGTTGTGCCGCCTGCATGAAAAGATCGGCGGTCTCGGGAAACTCCTGCAGGGTCTTTATCACCATCGACACCATGGGCGACGTCATGCGTTCGGGATCCTCGACCCCAAACGCTTTCAAAAGCATGGTCCAGCCCTCCATGAGATTGCCGACCCCGAGGGCATGGCCTTCTTTGACTTTCATCCAGAGGTCCTCTTTGCTCTGCCGCTCGATCAGCTTGTTGGCCATTTCCGAGGAGCTTGTCAGTCGGAAGTTGCGGGCCCGGCGCATCTTAGACCGCTCGATAACCACCTTCTTCGTCCCCATGGTCCAGGTGTGCTCAAGCGGCAGGTGTTGATAGTAAAGGTCGTAAAGTACGGTTATTAGTTCAAGAAAACCTTCCTTGAGACTCACGGACCGATAGTTGTGGCTGATGTTGCCCTCCTGGATCACGGCGAGCGCCTCGGTCGCGGTCTTGGTATTGCTGCTCTCGCGTCCGATCTGCAAGTCTCCCACGTTGAAAAGCCGTTCCCAAAATTGCACGATGAATTGCAGATACTCGAAAAACTGGGCCGGGTTGATCGGAAATGTCGGGAAAAGAATATCCTTGGTCGAGTCAACCGGGATCCCCACCCCGGGCCGGAGCTTCTTTTTCTCGCCCTTCCAGCCGACCGAACTCCCGAACAGGAACCAGGGTATCAAGATGATCTCGGCGGTGTTCAGGCTCATGTTGAAGACTTCGTTGGCCATCTTCTGAATACTTTTCATTTTCCCGTAAATCGACGTGCCGTAGCTCTTGCCGAACTCGGGAAACATCGGGATCCGCCGCACGATATGACGATTGGAGTAATTGACTTCGCGCAGCAGCTGGAGGCGGATCAGGGTCCGGGACTTGACGGCCACGGTGGCGACGTACCGGTCCTCGGACCAGTCCTTGACGTCCTCGTCGGTTTGGCCCAGGTCGCGGCGGGTGTAGCTGACGTAACAGATCAGGCACTCGATTGTTTCCTTGCCCGTGACCGATACCTGGTCCTTGGCGTACTGGGCCCCGTCGCCGGCCTCGGTGTCGCTCATCGCGTCGCGGATCAGCCAGGTGCCGATATTTTTCCAACCCACCTGCATCTTCTTGTTGCGCTGCAGCTCGCCGTAGGTGTAGTTCACCCGGTGCAAGACCGGGATCTGCTCCCAATCGTTATCGGGGATCAGGTCCGGCACGAAGACGTCCGACCATTCCAGGAGCTTGGCTTGTCCGCCTTCGAAAACCTTTTCGGTCGTCTCCATCGTGACCGGGCGTCCGTCGGCATGGACATAGACCCCGCCGACCACCTTGGTCTGCTGCATTTCGGCCAGGTCCGGCGGCAGCTCGGGCGCCGGCTGTCCGGCCGCCTGAGCGCCCTTGACTTGCTCGGCATATATTTGTGCCGCCTTCTTAATCCCGGCCGGTTCCTGTCCGGCGAACATGAAATCGCGGCGCAGCGCGTCTTTGTAGTCGTAGCAGGCTTGCGGGTAAACGGTTCCGTCCTGGAGGAGTTTATGGATCAGCTGACCGGCAAAGGTCTCGATCTTGACCGTGTTTTTCAGCTCGTCGTTGAACCATTGCTCAAGCTCCGTCGTCTCGTCGGTCTCGGGCCAGGCGTCGGTATCGAAGCGGACATAGGGTTGCTTGCCCACCAGGCCGGCCACCAGCCGCGGCTCAAGGTTGTCGAGCGAGATGGTAGTCAAGGGCAGCGGGACGTTGTGGGCGCCCTCCCAGGGCTCGGAGACCTTCTTCTCGACTTGCTCGTAAGCCTCGACCGAAGCAACAATCTCCTCGGCCTTGAGTTTGCGGCAGGCCGAATCGGAAAATTGTTTGTGAAGATCCAAACACCACTCGACCAGGTGGGCCCACTCGCCGTTTCGTTCTTTCGCGGTCTGTGCGTCGTCAGCCATTATGCGTAAACCTCAAAGTATCCCCCGCTTTTTCGGTCGCCCTGCATCCGGGCGTCAAGGTTAGAAAAGCCGACATTCTCCTGGTTACTGGAAATCGCGCTCGGCAGGAGGCGCATCATTTGGGAAGCCATGGCCGCGGACATGACCCGGTCGTCGTGGCAGCCGGAGGCCGCGTTGAACCGCCCGTTTTCTTCGATATAGGTCCGCATTTCGGCAATCGTCTCGCGGCAGTTGAGTTTGAGATCGCCGTTGCGCGCCATTTCCCCCAGGTCGTCCACCATCTTCGGCTTGCTCGCCGATGTCGTCATCCAGCCGGGCTCCCCGGGCTTGCCCTCAAAAAGCGGGTAGTTCATTTCGCGCAGGTCCTTGATTACCGTCCACCCATGGTTGGCCGCCTCGACACAAGCGCGCGGCAGCATGACGGCCGTCTTGCTGATCGAGCCATACATTCGACCGACCAGGTAGACCAGGCCGGCGATCATGCCATAGTCGATGTGGCCGTTCCATTGGGCGCATTGGGCCCCGTCGGACCGGCGCCAGACATCGATGCAGGTAGGATCCGGCTCGCGGTTCTCGCGTTGCTGGCTCGCCTTGAGGCCGCCGCCCGTATCGACCGTGATGAAATAGGTTTCATGCTTGACCGGCTTGACCCATAGGCGAAATTTGCCGTGTTCGTGGCGCCGGACCCGGGACTCGCCGGCGCGATCCACCAGCTCCCCGATCAAAAGCGGTTCCTTGGCGAGCCCCGCCAGGTCGTCACACAAGGACTTTGTATAGAGGTTTGAGCCCTGGGTGATAAAGGCCTCTTCGACGGTTGACGGATATTCCTGTTTGAATTTGCTTTCGCGTTCCTTGCGGGTGGGCGCCTTGCAGTTGTTTTCGATCTCCCACTCACGCCAATGCAGCTGCTCCAGCGTCAACTCGTATCGTTTTTGCAGCCGCGAGCCTTCGGACTCCGTCCATTCCATCCGGTCGGCATCGAAAACCTTGTCGGCCAGCCGGCGCCGGAACAAGCCTGCCTCCTCCTCGGTCTTGAATTCCATGGTGCAGGACTCGTCCGCGAACCAGGGAATGAACACCAGGACCCAGTCCATCCCGGGCTTGCGCCAGGCATAAGTGACCCCGCCCTCTTCGTAGTAGGGATACTGCCCTTCGGCAAAGACGTCGAAAGTGTCACGCTGGAAAGTGTTGCCGAAGCCGTTGCCGGTGGACTCCCGATAGACCTCGTGGTAGGCCGGCGGTTTCGGTATGCAGCGCAGCAGGCCGTCCAGCAGCTCGTCCGCGTTCGGCCAGAAGGCCTCCTCGGAGGCGTGCAGGAAGTGGATCCCCTGGCTGCGGCCAGCATCGACGTTCTTGGCCGTGGAAAGGTGATACTCGCTTTTCAGGCCGGTCCCGGACTCGTTGTCGAAACGCAGCAGCTTTTCGTTGGAGTGCAGGACCGCTGGCCGGAGCGGGTTTTGCTCCTGCATGAGCTTGGACATTTGGAAGAGGGTATTGGTTGAGTCGGTTTCGTGGGCGACGATGAAGGCGTGGCGGTTCGGCCGGGTGGAGGTCTTGTGGTAATACCGGCCCTCGACGTAGGTGCTGAATCCCACCCGGCGCGATTTCAGGCCGATGATCCTGATGAACCCGAACTCCGCGGCCATTTTTTCGGAGACGGCGTGCAGGATCCGCTGTGGCTTATTGAATACCAGGGGCACGATTGTCGAGCTGGCGTGGGATTTGATCTTGATACATTTGGAAGCGAAGTGGGGGAAGTCGTTTCGATATCGGCGCGCAGCCTCCAGGGTCTCGGGCGATATTTCCTTTTTGGCCTTACCTGGCATCGTCCATCGCCTTGAAGATATCCTCGACACCCGTGACAGCAACCTCGGTCTTGTCCCGCCATTCTTTTGGTTGCCGATTTTTCAGCCAGAAAATGCAGGAAGTGGGGTTGCCATCAAGGGCCGACTGGTAGAGGGATTTGACGACGTGCTTGTCTGCATCGCCCTTAACTACCTTTAAGGACTCCGAAAACTCTTTATCTTTTTTCCAATAATTGAAAGTCGATACTGCAACTCCGAGCACGGCGGAGAATTGACGATCCGAAAAGCCGAGGGGCGCGAGGCGGGCGACTTGTTGTCTGACCTCGGGAGTGAGCTTGGTGGGTCTGCCGCCAGGGTTGGCCATTTTATCACCTGCCTGGATACTTTGTATCCACCCCCCTGGATACTTTGTATCCACCCTTGTGAGTCGATAAGAACGTCAAGGTGAAGAGATGGGCCGGCGGGGTACTGTGGGTGAGGCAGTCTATCCGCCGACCCTGTGGTGGGGCGCGGAGGGGGATTCGTTTCGATTTTGGGGGATCCGCGCCGATGTGGAAAGTATGATTTCAGGTTTGGCGCGCTTTGTCAAGAACATTTATTCTTAACTACAAAACAAAGGATTTTATTCTTTCGTCCACCATCCCAAAAAGCCGATGTGGCTCAACTCCCCTATTGTCAAAGCCGTTGCGTTGGCTTTTTTGAACTCGATTCCCTGGTAGCTTGTATTTTTTGGGACAAAAACTCCCTTGTTGAAAAAGTCTTTACAGGACATACCGCCGACGATCCAGGCTTTCGAGAATGAAATTTCCAAGCGCACAAAAATATAAACGTCGGCTTTTTGGCGGACAACCCCGTTGACTTTAGAGGAGTTTACAACCGCCAGGAAATGAGGTTTTGGATAACCCGAGCAAGTTATGGTTTTGACTTCGGCATAAAGACCGCCATAAAAAAAATCGTAGTCGGGGTGATCGAATCGTTTTGCGCCTGGGAAGGGCGACACTCCGACCTCTTCTCCGATAAACCCCTCCATAACTCGGTCCGCCTCAGAACCGAACCGATGAAGCTCCCGGCTTTCGTCAAACTTGATTTTGTCCTGCCGTTCGATTGCGCGCCTAATCATTTCCGAGGTTACGGTTACGCTCATATAATCCATGAATCCTCCTGGTTCCCTGGAGTTCCCTGGAGTTCCCGGGATCTCCTCAAAGTTCCTTAAAGTTCCTTGAGGGTGTCGAAGCCGCGGCCATGCAGGCGGACCATGGTCCAGCGGAAGTAAGGATACCGTTCGGCAGCCACTTTGAATTTGACGTTGGCGTCGTCGCGGAGAAAGCCTTTGACCT